ACCTTAAAAAGCAATTGAAAGGCACCGATTGAACCCGGGGCATACACGTCATCAAGCTCAATATGGCGTCCAAACTCCAGAGCAAGCACCGAGCCGCAAAGAGGCAGTTCCTCGGGGAGTGCGGTGTCCGTTTGCGGACCATTTTGGGAGCTCTTGTAGGCCGAACCGTAGAACTCACTCCAGGTCTGATTGCTGCCGCTCTCAACAGACATACGCCACAGATCCAGCTGGGTTGCACCAGACAAAAGACCCGCCTTGTTGTTGAATGAAATGTTGACGCTCTTAATAGCAAGAAAGCTGTCGCTGTCTCCCGGGGTCTGGTTGCCCATCTTTTTACGTGCAACAATAATCAGTTTGTCAGGAACAGAGTTCAATTGAATACTTTGGAATGTTTGCTCAACCGTATCACCGTTTGCGGGCAGAACAGATGCGACGTCAGTCAAGTACCGGGGATACTCAACAAATGGCAGCACATTTCGGGCACTAACCAAGTTAGAAGGCTGACGAGTAAGGAAGAGCATTTGAAGTTCAGCGGAGGCGACGTTGGTGATGACGGCGCTGCTGACAGCGAATGCGGAAGTGGCGCTGGCGGCGGAGTAGTTGCCGAGAGTTCCAACCTGTGCGTTTGCAAGGCGGAAAGCGCGATTTGCGGAACCCAAATTGAAGGTAAAATTGAGCGTTTGGCACCCGTACATACCCTGGTTGTTGCTTTCAGGGTCGCACCAAATGAAGGGTGAAAGCATAAGGGGCTCGCGGGTCCTAAAGGTGATGTTGACCACGTAGGGGGCGTTCTGGGTCGCCACGTAGGGCTGGTTTCCGGTGATGGACAGGATCTCAAAGCCACCACGGGGCAGAAAATCCTGATCGTAGGCGGCATCATTCCAAGCGGCATTAGGGTTGTTGTTGGCACCAAGAGCGTCAGAGTATTTAAAATAGCTGTCATACTGGGTGGGAGTGGCGTTGTTGAGACGGGCAACCTCACGACGATCACCGAAGCGAAGTAATTGAAACATTATATCTTTTTGATTGGTTGATACGGTATTATTGTTGATCGTGGCCTGAATAGTATTGCAACAAGAGTGGAAGGGGAAGGGGCCGAGGGCAGAGCCGTATGCTAAATTAACAGCCCGGGAGCCAACAGTCATACTGTTATTAGGGGTAATAGTAAGGGCGACAGTCATAGTCGTATCCAGTATAATTCTCCTACTAAATACCGTGCTTTCCGACGGCAATTGTACGTTGTATGTGATGGACGAGGGGCTCTTGGAAATCGCCTGATACTGGGAGGGCGTAATATTCTGAGCGCCCTTGAAGACCGCGTAGCGGACCTTGTCGGTGGTCAGGAGGAGGTCATCTTGGACACAAATCTTCTCAAAGTCTGCGGAGGCCATTAGATTTATATTTGCTTTATAAATAGTGCAAAGATAAAAAAAAAACAAATACGCCTAAAATATCTTTTTAAATCGGGGCATTCTTCTTGCGGAACATTACTTTCAGGGAACACGAACACCCGTTCTGGAGATAGAAATCGTGCTGGATCCCGTAAACATCTTTCCAGAGCACGTTTATCTGAATGCCATATAATGGTGCGTTGGATTGCAAATCAATCAAGCGATATTCGGCGGTCGGCAAATAGAGAACATTCGGGAAATATTCGGTTCCGTTTACTAAATTAACCACGAGATCTGTGATTTCGTTGCTTATATTGTCGTTCTGGCCGGAAGCCCCACCAGTTCCCACATTATCGCTTAATGATCGTGGAACTCCTATCAATTGGGGTAATACAGGAACGAGGGTCGTGGTGAAGACGAGGGATTGAATTGGGCAGAGAGTAGCACCCGTGCTATAGGGTTGTTCCATAAAATAGGCATCAAAGGGTGGGCCTTCTCCTACAAATGGAAGAGGATAGGGAAGGACGGGAGGGGGAGCAGGGGGAACGGGGGCGGGATTGGCAGGAACATAATTGCCCTTCGGGCCGCCCCTTTTGTTAAATACCTTCAACAGATAGTTTGCCTCTGTGTCGTTGATTGAGGTAGGGGCGGTATTGTATGTGTAGTTGTGAAATGTCTCTAAAGAAGAGAAGAGGGTAAATAGGGGGTTGTTAAGGTATACAAATCCCGTGGCCGTACCGTTTCCTAAACATTCTTGTTCAAAGATAAGACGCGGTGCCACATAGGTCAACTTCGCGGAGGGCGCGTCCCAGAGAAAATAGGGTTCATTTCCCACGAGCCAAGATGCAGGGAGGGTAATGGCAGGCACAGCTGCTGCCGCCTGTGCGATAATATCGGCGTATGCGGCAACAAGTGCGTTATTCATCATACAGACGAACGCCTGAATGTTATTGCACCAGTAGTAGGGTTCGGTGTTGGCCTGAACTGTTGCGGGGACAACACCAGGAGTAGGATAGATGTTAGACTGTGGCACCCAAATCACGCGTGATTTTGCGATCAACCTATTCTGTGGTGCAGCGGGTGGATTGTATTCAACCGAAATGTAGTAGACAGTATTGTTCCAAGGTGCACCACCTGCGCTGTTGTTCAATTCAATCTGTGGGATAAACAGGGGCATACTGCCCGCTGTGTCTAAACTAAAGCGGACGATAGACAGGAAGTATTCACTCGGATCGTCTAAAATAGGACTGCTTCTGATCTCTGTAAATGTGAGACGATTGGGCTGCGCAGCTTGTGCGTTGGTCTGCGACGGTTGCACCGTATTCACTACGTCCAAGTCATAATATATCTGCGTTGGTTGCGTCATTAGAATTATTTTGCTATATACTCTTACCTTATATAAAAAATTGCTTAATTTCTATATTATTTTTCATTTTATGTATTGTAATAATCTTTTTAGGGCCCGGGGGTGAAATAATCTAATCAAGTATGTATTAATCTAACTAATTTATATTAATACCGTGAATAATAAATTTATTATTTCAAGTAATAGTGCATTTCGGTTAGATTAATACCATTTATGTTGATTATTTTCGGTATTTAATCTAAAGGGGTCGTAAATAATCCAGGATCGGCCCAAAAAAGGTGAAGAGGTTAGGTTAGGTGGAGTGAATATCATACTTATCTATAGTGTGGATATGTATGATCTGTATATATAGAATGGATTGCAAAAGACCTCACCTGGGTTCACCTGCTTCACCTAACTCGCTAAAGGATTAGGCAGAGACTACATTCAGTTCCGGCAGACTGGAGGAGAAAACAGTATATTCAAGAATGCCAGCGTAGAGCGCATCTACACCGACTACTGTAAAGCCTGTGCCTGCAGTAATGGCAACTGTGAAAACGTGATTGGTAAGGGCGGCAGCGTAAGCGGCAGCACCAGCGGTAGAAGTACGAACACGAAGGGAGACTTTATCAGTAGCAGCAATTGATGAGCAGGGAACAGTACAGGTCTCACCTGCGGTAAAAGTAAGGGTGCCGTGCTGTAGGACGCCCGCACCGTATGGGGATCTGTAAGAAGAAGCAGACGAAAGCGACATTAGATATATTTGTTTTATAATAAGTGCAAAGATATTAATTTTTGCTATTTTGCTAAAATGTCTTAATTATGAATATGTTATACCTGCAGTTTTGTCCCCGATTTGGATCCAGGCAGTTTTTCCAGAATTAGATATGTATGATTGACTTTGAGGACAAGTAGGGCCATTAAAAGAAACAGTATGCCAAAGTTGGCCATTTTCAATAAAGCCGATAAATGGTGTTGCCCCGGTCCCTAAAGTGAAATCAATTGAAGCGTGGCTGTCTTCCGCATACTGATAAATGGAACCCTTTGCTGCTACTTGTAGAAGATTTACTACTGGCAAAGCATTATAATCAATAAAAAGATAAATACCACCATTTAAAATTACACCACCAGTATCATCTGGAACAAACCCTGTAGGAGCAGGCGTCAGCGCAGTCGCTACTGTTCCGTTTGCAGCCGAATACCAATAAACATAACAGACTAAATTAGTTGTGTCATTATACAGAATGAAATCATACGCTACTTGTCCTGCCCCTATATCAGTAGTTCCTCCTACTGCACAATTGAAGCTAAAAGGGATCGCGGGAGATGGATAAGTTCCAGTCAGGGCGGTAGTTGCGTTAGTTGCTATATTATATGCTACAGGAATGCCTGATGATCCGCAAACTACAAGAATGCCCGCCCCCTGTGAGACCATAGGCCTACAGCAAATCCCGTCCGGAACAGGAGTAGGTGCACCTGTAGGGGTGTTTGCCCAAGGGGTCGTGGCGAGAGGTAAAGTCCATTTGGCTAAACCGTGAGAGTTTGCTGGAGCAGGTATATTCGTATTTGCATCTACTACAAGTTCATCAAACTCGCCTACTACCGTGAGCTGGAATGTTGCTGCGTTCCAATACATATCATTAACAGTTCCCGGCCCCCCGCTCAATCTTACCCCCAAACCAGCGCCAAGAGCACCAGGCGAAAGGTCGTATTCATTCGTAGTTGTATTATACGTACACAAACTCATAAATCCACCACTTCCTGGAACAGCGGGAGAGCAAAGAATATTGCTGAACTTTCCACCTATTACGTATTCGGTGGTTCCTGGTAAGAACTGGATTGAGCTGCAATATCCTTGGGGTCCAAACCCACTCAAGCCGAGTGCAGTTCCCACGTTGGGGGAGGGTAAATTGAAAGCAACTATACTTTGAGTATTTTGAAAATCAACCCCCAATATTTGACTACATAATAGGTCCGGTGCAGGGGTTGGACCAGTATATATTAATTTAGTAAATGCACCAACTATAATGATACTGTTTCCCATCAAACTACTCGCTCCTTCTGGCCCGATATAGCCATACACGCGTGCCGGAGCACCATATTCTTCAAAGACCAAATGTCCAAGAGTGAGAACAGATCCTGAACCTTGATTTATTATATCTAACCTAATAGTGCGCGCACCGTTTATGTATTCAACTACTCCCTGTAGACCGCTGTCGTTCGCTGCTGGATTTTGAAAGTTTTTGAACCACGGGGTGGTAAACTCTAATTCATAGGGCGCCGTATCGCCACCCTGACTTTCCACAGCGTCCCACGAAGCGTTTGGCTCTTCAGCCACGAGTATCATAGTTTCATTCAAGGATTGCGGCTGCAAGATTTCTACGGTTGCTGCGTTGCTGCGGTTGATCGTAGGGCCGCCAGAAGGAGGCGCAGGAGTAGCCCAACGCATACCACTTGGTGCGCCTGCGTATACTTCCAATACCTGGCCGTCAGCTGTGCCAACCGGCAATATAACACCGTTGACACCTGCGCTGACTGCTGAGCCGACGGTTAGGTCTCCCTTTGCGTTATAGTCAATCGCAATATTACTCGCGTTGCCTGTTCCAGCACTTTCTATTAATGGGAATGTTGCCGTGATTGAACCACTTGCCCCTATATCTTTCCACGCAGGGACACCACCCGAAACACCTAAAAATTGAGTTCCAGAAGTAGGAACATTTGTCAAAGTGCCGAGGTTTACTGTACCATTCCCATAAGGTATTTGCCCGATCTGCCCCTGTGTAAACCCAATAGCTATTTGACTTTCATCTCCAGCACCAACAACTTCTACGATAGGTAGTATTCCCGTAATACCACTATTCCCAATATTTTTCCAAGTAGGAACACCTTGCACAGTCCCCAAATACTGATTATTAGAAGCGGGGTTAGGAACATTCGTTAATGTTCCTACCCCTGCTGCTGTTCCATAAGGGATTTCACCTACAGCCGCACCAAAATTAATACCTATTGTGTTTGGGGTTGTGGTTGCATCATCAAAAAGGGGGGCGTTTGCTGTAAGAAGACCACCTCCACCAGTCGGCGGTTTCCACAACATATTTGTTCCGGCTGCGCCCGCTGTTCCGTCCGCTGATAATACCCAACCTGCCTGTGCTGGTAGGACTGGTGCGGCAACTATCGTGGGGTCTCCTGCGAGGTTCCCTGATAGTAGTTGACCTTGTGCGATCGGAACAGCACCTGGAACGACAGCCCACCTTAAGCCGTCAACTTGGTTGCTGTCAGCCATTAATATAGTTCCATTTACTCCTACTGGAACTGCTACTTCTACGGGTGGATTTTGGCCGTTCGCTGAAATGAGTTGACCCTTTGTGAGTGCAACGCCTCCACCTTGTGGAATGAGATTATCGTAGATCTTGCCTGTGCCGCTGTCTATTAATGAAGATATGGACATTCTAAATCTTTGTGTTTAGAATATTACAACATTTTAATTTTGTAATATTCAAAGCAATCTGTTTACCACAGTTTTAATGAAAAGATAAACAGCAATATCAGCAATATTAGGAAGAACATAGTAGAGTACACCTGTTGCAATTTGAAGTAGCATTTTTTACATTACCGCAAGATTTTAATTTAACTGAAAGTGCCGACCCCTTGACCGATAATAGACCAATATGTTTGGTTGTCGTCGCCTATAAATTGCTGTGAGACATTTCTCGTTGTGATTGTGTAGTTTCCGTAAGGAACTGCATCATATATGAATGAACCAGTAAAGATACAAGAATGAGGTAGGGTTGCGTGTGAGCGGACATACTCATAATTATCATAAATAACTTTAAAATTTCCCGACCAAAAATTAACGCCATTCACAATACTCCCACTCCCAGGATTTCCCAAATCAACCCAAGTTTGAAAATTACTACTTACCCTTAAAGTCCCCGAACTTGCCGTATATACACCCAAAGTTGCCCCTACTCCGTGAGCGTGTTTGTAGGTAAGTGGGTTTGTTGATACTAATGAAGTATCCGCCGAGTTTTGCGGTGTTCCTTCTTCTATATAACAACTATACGGCGAAGTTTGTGGAGCAGTAAAACTCCCGCCGAGAAAAATATAACCATAAGCGGTGGGTTTGATTATTTCCACCCTCCCGTTGAGCGAATTATTAGCAACATCTAACCAAGCAGAAGTATTGTAATCATAATACGCTCCATAAGCATAACCAATAGGCGAACTATTATCTACAGAAGTAAAATCACCACCGAAAAAAACTCTGTTTGAGTTGTAAAATATAGCGAAGACCTGCGCATTCACCCCTCCAAGCATCTCGGTATATGTTTGATTTGTTCCTGGTACATAAGGATTTGCTATTTCACAGATGTAATAAGCATTTGCCCCACTTGATAGATTTGTAAAGTTTCCACAAAACGCTAATGCACCATTCACATCAGTAATACCATAAACAGCATAGTTCACCCCCGTTCCATAAACAGGTGTTAATGTGTCGCCCATAGGGTCTTCCATATAAGAAGATAGAAGAACCCTTGTTATATTATATTGAGGTGTTGCGTTGCCGTTGATACTTGTAAAAGTTCCTCCAATAAAAACATACCCGCCCTGCTCGTAAAATACATTCACAGCAACGGGAGCACTACTACCATTCACCATAGTTATATTGTGTAAAATATTGACGGGTGGATTATCGCATACTCTTATATTGCCTGTTCCAGTTTCCGCCAACCATACATTATTATTACTATCAATAAAAAATGCTTCAAATCCACTTGGACTGAATATAGCATTTCCGTAATTGTTCCAACTATTCGTATCCGTCAAACCTAAATTGTTAAGGGTTAGACGCTGATAATCCACCTGCGGAAGCGGGACTGCAACAGTAGAAGCGTTGCCGTTTGAGATGTACATATCGGGATAGTATTTCACATTTGAGAGTGTAGTTATTAGGGTTGTAGCGCCGGGAACTTGTGTTATTTGAACGCCGTCCGCATTTCCACCCGCACCAATAAGAGATAATGGAGCAGACCCTACCGTTCCCACCGAAAATGTAGCAGACCCTACTGATTTGAGGATAGACGTCGGTTGTATTATAACCTTATTAGTAGAGGTTTCCACACTAATACTTGTATTGAATAGATTTGCCTTCGTTGTAGGTGTTATTTGGCTTGCTGAAGTAAAACCAAGGTTTCCATTCACGTTTGCTTGGTTTGAACCGCTTGATAGGGTGATATTACTTGTCGTTCCAGTAATGCTTTGAGTGCCGAGATTGAGTGTGGACGTGAGCGGATTTAATAGACCCACGACTGGAACAGATGCAGTTCCAGTAATGCCGATATTTGATCCTGCCGTTATAGAGGAGACGCCGTTAGATCCCCATAGTAATTGACCCCCTGTACCTGCTGTTAGGACTTGTCCACTCGTTCCAGTTGCCGAGGCACTATCAGTTATAGCGGTAGGTTTAATAGAACAATTCGTAGTGATAATACCTGATGTTGTATTGAGAGCGATATTCTGTGCAGCAACGCTGTTTGAGATCGTTAGGTCAGTTGCTCCTGCGGTTTTTGATAATCCTGTTTTTGTATGAGTTGTTGTATCAGTTGAACCTATTGCTGAATACCCACTTTTATTTGTTTGTGTTTGGTCGCCAGTAGAAAAAGTGCTGTCGCTCAATATTAAACTAATAGCACCGAGAACGCCTTTACTATTTGAAACTGTGTCATCAAATGTTAATGCCCCAGTCGTTCCTGTTGTATTTTGTGATCCAAGATTGAGCGTGGACGTGAGTGGTGATAATAGCGACACAACAGGAGCAGTAGGAATAGCATTACTCACTCCTATATTTGACCCTGCGGTAATACTCGCCACACCTGCACCACCAGCCGCTGCCCACTTGACACCTGCCACTTCGGTATTATCGGCAGTAAGAACATAACCGTTTGTCCCTAACGGCACTTCAACCGTGCTCGTGGCGTTTCCAGCAAGCAGCGAACCTTTCGCGGTTGCACCCTGGATCCGCAAATCACCTCCCGACCCCGGGGCTGAGGGAGTTCCTCCAATCGTGAGGTGTCCTCCTATCTGCGCTTGTTGAACGACATTTGTTGCTTGGAGTTGTAGAAGATTTTCTATATTTCCATTACCTGCATCATCACCAGCAATTAAAACCTGCGCGAGAGGCGGGGCCTGCGCGGGATACGGGTAGGGGTTTGGCAACAAATTATCGTAGATTTTGCCATTTGAAGCGATAATACCTGATGTAGACATCTTATAATTTTTATATATATACATATTATAAGATTTTTAATTTTACAAAATGAGCGTTGATGTTAATACTACAGATCCAAATCTGCAATTGCCCGATAAATCGCTGTTATATGAAATTGCAGGGGCTGCTTATGCCGACAACTATAATGGTTTGGTTGACGGGTGGAGTTTGCTAAAACAGACAGCCACACTTAAGTTCTTCAAGAAGGACGATTATCCGGTAATTGTCGTGGGTGTACGAGGCACGGCCGACTTCCAGGACTTTCAGGCCTGGCTGCCCGTGGTTTTAGACAAGATCGTAGACACCCAGCGCTACAAGCAAGACACCGCGGTTTTAACCCAATTTCAGCAGGATTATATACCGACCCAATACTATTATTACGCTACAGGGCATTCTCTCGCCGGCGCTATTATTGACGACTGGTTGCACGCCGGCCTGATACTCAAGGCCAGGACATACAACCCCGCAATTCAACTCAAGGACGTAGACAATACCAGCCTTGACAATTACCGCGTGTATGCATCAGGCGACCCCCTCTACAAATTATTCGGATCCAGAGCACTCAAAAAGGGCACAAAGGGTGAAGTCCGGAAATCGTCTACATTTATTGATGTCCGCACGCCTTTTGCCCTCTCCCCTTCTCTGCTGTGGGGTAAAGAATTGTTAAACGAGCACACTTGGCGCAACCCTCTCTTTCACGGTGGGAAAGTTTAGGTGAAGAGGTTAGGTTAGGTGAAGGGAATAGCATAACTTTTCTATATGTCAAATACACGCTTTTTGACATATAAGAATGGATTGGAAATCACCTCACCTGGCTTCACCTCTTCACCTTTTTATTGGGCCCGGTTGCTGATCGCGTTGGAGGCGATTGCGTCGTAGGATAGGCCTGTTTCTGTTTTGATTTCGGTAATCCATTCGTG